AGTTGCGCTGTAAACCTATTGGTATATACCCTTCACCTTTGTGCTGACCATAACCACCGGACCATTCCCAGTTACGATAGTTATTTACCTTAAACACGCCGACATCCCAATTAGCTTCAGGCGTTTTGGTCTCATTGGGCACGATTACAGTGCGGTCAGTTTTCTCCAGTGCCATAGGCGGTAGTGTCTTATCCTGCTGGTTAATCCGATCGGCTACCTGCTCTGCTGCAGCCTGGACCGTAGGGGCCTGTACTATAAATTTAACTTCTGGCTGTCTCTGACCGGCTAGGGCTTCGGCAAGTGCTTTGGCCGTAGACTCTGCATTCTGTTTATTGATCTTCAGTTCGTTCTGCAAATAATTAATATCCTGGGCCTGCGCCTCGGTTAACACCGTTGCCTGCTGCAGTCGAGCTTCCCGGTCAGCGTTGTGCTGGTACAGAAGCCACCCTATTACCGCCACTAATAAAACAACGCCAAGCAGTATGACCGCCTGGCGCTTGGTTAAACTAAACATATTCCACCCCCTATCTTCCAAACGGCCCGTTGCCGTACTCCGGAACACCATAGGCTGATAAATTCACTGCAGCTATATATTGATATGTATTCTCTGCCCGGTTAGCATATCCCCGGGCATTTTCTACGCCCACAGCTGCCGCGATATAGTACTGATCCCTGAATATATCCCGAAGTGTTGCCAGACTGCGAATGTCATAACGGTCATACCGGTTCTGCAAAAACCGCCTGACGACAATATGGCTGGTCGGGCACCAAATGCCGGCATAAATAAAGCACCGGCTGTCGTCCAGGGCAGGCACCAGTTTCAGTGCCGGCACATACATTCCCAGGCAGTCAGCAGCAAGAATTTTATTCTGGGCTTCCTGGCCTTGCGGAGAATCCAGCAACACAGCAAGCGCGTCTAGCTCGCAGTTATATTTTATATCGGAGTATGTGCGGCCGGCGAATTGATTGCCACCGTCAATATAGTTCAGCAACGTGTCTCCGCGCCCACCAAGCCCCTCCCATTGCGATATGCCCATAGACGGATAATCTCCGGCTGTAGAGCATGTAACACTGTTGTAGCCACCCTCTACACCGGTTTGCCCGATTCCTCGGGATATTTCGTAGGCTAGTTCCTCGTTTGTCACTTGCTATCCCTCCTGATCGTAGAATTAACAATCTGCTTAACGGAGTATTTCACAAGTTGCCATAGTCCCCACATTATCAACCCGGGATACTGATACCATTTTACAGTAGTCCAACCGCTTCCCATACTATTCATCCTCCTTGTGCAGATCCGGCGTATCAGTCGCCGCCTGCATTTTTCGTATTGCCGCCACTTCGGCATCGATGATCCAGCCTATCAGCGCAGCTGGCACCAGAATACGGCGCCAGCCCAGAACGTCGTTTATACTCTGTATTGCAATCCGGCGCTTTTGATCGTTCTCCATCCGGTCTGCAAATTTGTCAATCTCAAAAATGACACTCTGGAGCGACTCTTTAAATGCACTTGCCGGCAGTTTCGCAAACAGCACAAACAGCGCTATGGCCAATAAATTAGCCGCCAGCAGTACGCCAGCGGCCCATAGAAATATTTGTAATTCGGATGTGATTGTCATTGCCTCCCCTCCATACCGTCAATTCGTTTATGTGCCGATTTAGTTGATTCTTCGACGGCAACTAACCGCTTGTCAATATTTTTCTGTTCCTCGGCTAGATGTCCCAACATAGAGTTTAATTCTTTAACAGCTTCATTGAGGGTACTAATCGCCCACTGCAAAGGGTTTACAACTACATACTTTGTAATACCGGCTACTATACCGGCACCAGCTGCAATTATTGTTATAATCGCAACAATATTACCTAAAACTTCCCCCAACTCCCCCACCCCCAATAAAAATAACCGCTCATTGGCGGTACTAACTATGAAAAACTAAATTATATAACGCCATCCACATTGCGTCTGCCAGATATTTAGCCCCTGTCGCTGTCGGGTGAATATCGCTTGTCAATACCTCAGAATAACTCGGGTTAAATTTGTCCGGGTAATAGGTGGATGTCAAAATAGACGATCGAGTGTCAAAATGCGCAGCTGTCGGAATTACATATACCCCGCGCGCTCGCATTTCATCGGAATCAAAATAATCAACAATCATCTCGTTCCATATTTCTTGACACCACTTAATCCTGTCTGGATGCTTAAAATCTACCCCATATTCGGTCATAAATTTATCTCCATCTGGTTGTGGTGTCACAGTATGCAATAAAATTTTTATATTTGAATCCCACTCTTGCACACTGTCGGCAATGGCAAGTATCTTAGTGCGATAATCTGCTAGTGATGCAATTAACGCTGTCGGAGTTGGATTCCAAGCATCATTCAATCCCATAAACGACACAAACGCGTCCATGTGTACTCCCGTTTCCCCTGACGGAACATACGTTGGGAAATAAGTGTCCATAAAATACGCAAAATCAAAGGCGGAGGTTGCTGGATTCCAAAATTCATTCTTGGTGTAGCCGTGTAATTTTTGGTCGCTAGTTAAGTCGGCATATGTCTGCCCGGTTGTCCATCCATATGTTTCATTTTCGCCCCAACCAGAATCCCATATAGCGTCACTTAATGGACGGTCACTCCGCAGGTATCCAATATTTGAAGTAGTTAACCACCCATAAGATCTCCCAGACCATGCATCATCTTTAACACCAGGAGTCCCGCTATCGTTAAGTCCAATACAGTTTAGGGTGTTGCCGCCACCCTTGGTTGTGGCAAAATTATATAGATGCCCAGTTACTCCATACCCATCAGTAAAACTGTCGCCAATCGTAATGATGTTAGCTGTCCTACCATGGTTTACTGCTGCTGCCGCATCGGCACAAACGAAAGTTACAATCTTGGAAGCTACGGCAGTATCAGAATATAAACTTACAATACGAAATTCCATATCGAAAGTCTCAACACCAGATGGAGCGTATTCCCATTTATACGGATAACCAACACCTTTCTGGCTGTAGGTGCTGCCTGATTTTTGTTGCGCCCGGATGTAGTAGTTACCTTTATCAAGAGCCTTTGAGTATTTAACGATGTTGCGGTAATAAACAGAAAAAGATTCACCACTGACTAGGTAAATCTTCGATGGTAATTGTATGGCAAATTCCGGTTCAGCGAAATTTACTAACCCTTCAACTTGTTCTGGCAATAAATAAACATTTTCTGGCAGATATTTTTTGTGAGCCTCAAATCCTGTAAATGCCGAACCAAGCTCAATTTGTTGTGTGTTTAACGCTGACGCTGATATGGCCACTCGAATATAGCGAGTATCTGCGGTTGTGGTAAATGCTCCTGCTGAGGAAACTCCATCAACAAACACCCCATATTCATTGTAATAACACACTTGTTGTGCATATCTCATAAAGTATGTTGTTGCGGGCTTAACGAAAATTAATTTACTTGAGTAAAATCCCGCGAGCGGCACCAAAACCCCTTTATTTGTAACGGATGGGTAACAATCCGGTATTACATCTTCTGGATTAAATAAATTCTTTCCGCTCGTTACTGTTGGGACTTCAATTGACAAATGGTCTTTATTAATTCGCTTGAGAAAAGCGTCCATCTGGGGTTTTGGGTAGGGATTTTCCCAACCTGTTTGGTCTGTCCCTATTTCAAGCTGTTCTTTTGCTAAATCGGCGGTCAATACGGTGTACCGCAAATATGCAGTACCAGTTGGTGCTGTAATGGTTGTCGAGCCTGTGCCACCCGATGAATATTTTTCATTTCTATCGTACCACGCCCACGGGTGGGCACTCACCTTATGATAGGTAACACCAACAGTAGTTGGTATCATTTCAGATATACTAAACGCAGCATTTACGGCGGGTTCACCAGTGCCTGCTACAATCGAATATCCCGGGGTAGCTTTATCGGCCCGGAATAAATTCCGGCTTGCCATAGTCTGCAATGGTTCAATCGTTAAATTTTCTGGTTTTATTGTTTTCCTTGCTACTTTTTTATTAGTAACAGCATCGTTAATTAATTTAATTGTACTAATGCTGTTATCTACAACAGGTGGTTGATAAGCAGATTTTTTCCACCTACCCGCACCACTTACACCCTCTTTAATCCAAATCCCCATAGATTTACTGACAATTGCAGTGCCTACAGTTATTGCCCCGGTTCCCGTCACCGACATTGTACCAGGAGTATCACCATAGCCCCCATTAGTTTCTGTTATAGTAATTATATTTGTACTCGCTGTTACAGTGTATATGGCGTTTATAGTGGTATTAGCAGCCATAACAGCCGCTAAATTAGTTGCTGATATTGTTGTACTGGCACCTACATTAAACTGATTTCCAGTAGCACCGGAGGCTACAACAGTAAAAGTTACCCCGTCAAATACGACTGTAGCACCTGCAGTAAAGTTAGTAGTTATAGTATAGGTATTTGACCCTGCGGCTGTAGTATCATTTGTGATTAATGCTGTGATGTTAGCCGCATGAGCTAGATCAGCGTAGAGTTCCGCAACGGTCTGATAGGCTATGTCTGCGGTAGATTGCGCTGCTATGTTTGCCGCATTTGCCGCAGTCTCAGCCGCAGTTTTATATCCCTGGGCCTGGGTGGCTGCATTAGTTGCTATTGCCGTAGCTGCCGGTATAGCCTCAGATATCGCTTGTTCTGTGGCGGTGGCAATGGTGCTAACCACTGTATTTTTAGCCGCCACAGCCTCGTCCCTTGCTGCTGTCGCTGCCGGAGTTACATCTCCGGTATCTCCTTTTATCCCTTGCTCTCCCTGCGTACCACGCTGAGCTGCTTGAACAAATGTATACTTTGTTTCAGTCACTTTAAATATTTTATCTGCCACATTATCACCTCACACTGTTACTCTGGGCGTTACAATAAACGGGCCTTGGTACCAATATTCAACTTCGCTGCCTGTATCAACTTTGATATCGTACCAGTAAATCGCTGTTTCTGTGAGCGTCTTTCCCGGTGCTGGTATGTCTGCAGATACCGCCGACGGCATGTCTATTTGCAAAACGTTAGTTGTGCCAATTTTGCAGCCAACGGTTAATGGCTTAACAACCCCGCTATTAGGATCAGCTTTAACGTCGCCATAAAAATCAAATGTCGATATATCTAAAGGTGTAACGCCATCGCCCTGAAAGCATTCGATTTCAATATATAGATCCGCTCCGCGTTTTACGGATAACGGGAGGGTTACGGGGTCGGACATTTCAACGCCTCCTATCCTAAAATAATTACCCTGTACTGGTTTGTTGTTGGGGCAACAGTGAAAGAAACAGCCACTGAGTTTATATCAGTGGCTTGAACGCTATCGGGAACCATGTATCCATAAGGTGCTGCCGTCTCTCGAACCTGCACAACTACGTCCCGAGTACCAAAATTATGAGTTATTGTAAATACAGTATCGATTCCATTGCCTATTGTGGTAGCGTATTTTAGGTATGACGCGCCTGCCGGACCGGCAGGGCCCGTATCACCAGTATCTCCTTTTGGCCCTGGTGTCAATTCGATTGCCTGCAACTGCGCCAATGTAGCCGGCTCCTGTGCAGTTGTGGCATCAGGCAAGCTTCTAATCTTGTTTCCATGCATATTAATATCGCAATAAAAATTCTTTTCTGCCAAAATATCGCTCCCTTTAAGTTAAATACGCAGTGCCGGCTAACGCGACTGAAAATGTAATTGTTAGCGTGTTAACAGAGGTATAACTGATAGCCCCTTCGATGGTGTTTCCGCTCGCATCAACACATGCGACAACAGGATATTTATTAAGGTTATGCTCAATCGACCAAACGGTAACGGCGCTGGCCTGAGTAAAGATGTAGCTGCTGCTAACGTACCCGGCCCCTGTGATGGTATATGGATAAGCCGCAACATCTTCCAAGCCTTGCGCGCCTAACCCAAACACGTTATAAGACACCAATTTAATAAATATTTCCCTGCCGACATCTTCCGCTGAGTAGGGATATAAAAAACCTTCAGCATCATATCGTAGAAAATCAGCATTAACTACATGCTCCGCAACAACACTACCATGCAACCCTCTGCGCAAACCAGACAAAGTATATACCCTGGGACTGACCAATGTAGCAGTTTCATACGCCATCCATTCCTGATCTACGGCCAACAATGTGGCATTAGCATCTGCCGCCGTTGACGACACAGACAATAACTGTGCGTCGCTATCAGCCATTTCAACCGTTATTGAGGTATCAGTGTCACTCATAGCAGATATAATCTTGCCATATTTTGACGGGCCAGCAATCTCGCCTACCTGTTCATACGATTCGTCGTCGGAGCTAATCCATACGTAAGCTCCTCCCCAGTTTTCGCCCCCGCTGGTCGCGATACCGATATTATAATTATCCGTGAAAGGTGTCTCGTAAAACATCGGAGCGTTCGCATCGCCAGGATCAATGTTTCTATCAGTCGCAGGACGAACCGGGTCATAAGATGTGTATCTTGCTGGTACATAGGTCCCTATCGGCTTATATTTTGCTTCAAACTCATATTCGCCTAACTCGACCTCTTTTTTGCTTTCGATTGCCACCGGCAATTTATTTAATCCATTAGCGGCATTCGTTAGCGTTACGATATCGCCAGGCTCTAACAGGCAATGCTTGATCCCTAACTTAAATTTATAAGTGTTTCTACCATAACAGCCATCCATAGCCAACATTTGAGCTGCATACCCAGCCCGGTCCCTTGTATGGATTTCATGGTATGTTACCGTGCTCATCGGTCGGAGCCCGCGCTTATTAATATCGGCTAAAATTTGATAGTCTACAGTTTCAGTTTCATAGCCATTTGCCCGGTTGGTAAACTCAACAGTAACCTGATTATAGGTTTCAGCGTTTCCGGTACGCTCCCAAGTGACAAGCTTACCGTCCTCATCCTCTAAAAAATCATCATCGCTAAGATCGTACTCAGGTGTGGTGTTGGGCGTATATGTGACACCATTGCCGGTAATTTCCGTTTCACAGCGCGGGATAAATTTAATTTTCCGCTGCGACCAGAATGTTATCGTATTGGTCATTTCGCACAGCTTATTAATGGTTTCGTACGCCGCTGTTTGATCGGTCAGAGGAACGGTTACATATAAATCGGCTGCCTTGCAAAACAACTGGTAGTTCTCGTATGTCTCGGCATGGATATTGCTATCCGTGAAATCCAGTGCAGTAAGTATGTATCTGCACCCGTCTGCCGGGTTAATATCCACGCCATCGCCGGTGTCAAGCAATTGGCCTTTAATCTCAAAGTTGTAGATCTTAACTCCGGCATTGCTATTTAGGTCAATGTACCCGGCCACATAGGCCAAACCGCTATATGGAAGATAATGCGATATTTTATCCGTAAGAGGGTCAATCGTAGATCCAAAAAGCTTATAGATCCATGGCAAACTAGACTCTGTTGAAAGTATATACGGCCACGGTTCCTGTCCGATGCTCCCGTCAAACAACGTGAGCCCTGTAGCTGCCAGGGTAGTGACCGTGTCAGTATCCACCCAGACGCTGCCGATACCGGCAATAGGTCCCTCGCACATCGCCAACATGACGGCGGCTTTATAGGTGTAGCTTACGGTTGTGGTTGATCCGCCGCCTTTACCGGACTTTTGCGTGTGCTTTAATGTTGTAAAATTGAAATGATCGATTATGTTTGCCTGTTGCCGGGAAGTGCCCAGTATTACCGGTGTTACTATCCCATACGTGGCCTGGTTTACTTGAAAGCTGCCTACGCTCCCGGGATCGATCGTTGTGCTTTTGCCGCCCATTATATCACCGCCCTATACATGCCGTGCAGCCTTGATTCACCTTTCTTGTCCAGCAATAGGGCTTCATTCATGCCTGACATAATAACCCCCATGCCGGTATAAGCGTGAATTATTTTATTGCCGCCAATAAAAATACCGCCGTGGCTAACACAACGACCAAACTTAAATAGTGCAATGTCGCCCGGTTTCGGACTGTCGACCGGCTTGCAGTATTTTATCACCCAACCGAGATATTTTTCTTCTGATCTGTGTAAGTGCCATTCGGGCGAATAATACCCGGGATCACATTCACCCGGTGGTAGTATGCCTGCGTTTTCATACACCTTAATTAATAACCAACCGCAATCCACGCCCACACCTTTTATATTAGCGCCTGAATGATATGGAGTTCCTAGCCATTTTTTTGCTTCAGAGACTATCATGTCACCGTCTCCTTCAACGGAATAAACGGCGTACTGCGGTTTTTGGCAAGGTTATCGAATTTCGTTGCGCAGATCGCTGGCGTTTTCTCGCACCCGGGGTAAATGGTAAACGTGTCACCGACCGCAGGCAGCAGATCAAGCGAAACAATAAAAACTATTCTGCCGTTTAATGCATATGAGTTTTTAACCGACATGCTCGATCCAATTAGGTCGCCTGACGTAAATGAAGCTCCTCCCAGATCATAATATCCGTCGCCGAATGTCAAGTCCGTGTGTATCTCCTGTTTGCTATTTACCTGTGTTATCGTCCCGCTTACGGTCCAGTCGGCAATATTTAACTCACACCCAGCACCATACAACACATAGGGACAGGTTGGATAAAACTTTCTGGTTGGATAATCAACATTCAGTTTCTTCATTTCAGAGTTTATTTTCCAATCCATTTCCATACCGCCGCCGCCCTCTACATCAACGTAGCCGCCGAACCATTCTAAAACGTCGACTACGACACCAGGCGCGGACATAAAGCACATATAAGTGATAAAGTCAGCCTCATCAAATGCGCCGGTTTGCGCCGCTTCCATCCAGGTAGTCATCCCGACTTTATCGGACTGATCAGCAAATACAGAGGCATCCATAGAATCAACCTCTATTTTTGCGGTTACGGAAGTTTGTCCGCGCACGAACATGGGGCCTGTGTGAATAAATTTGCGACCGTCAGTCAGAGTAATATCCATGTCGTAGTCGGCATATCGCAGTACGGTACCGCCTCTAAGCGTTATTTGATACAAATTACAAACATACATCTCGGTGGCAGTATGAATAAAATTTTTTAACGTTTCACTGCATTCCATCATCGGACACTCACCAACTTAAACGAATTTAGATTGTAAAGATTGTACCAGATCATTTCCCATGTAATGTCGCTGTCAAACGCCACCCGCCAATAGTAATAGAAATCAGCGGCAAGTTTTATGCCTGCCGCTGGTGGTGTCGAAAAATACACGATGCCATTGTCCTCTAAGGTTACCGCTGTACGAGCTTCATTTTGATAGACCATCAGCGAGTCGGTAAGAATATCATAAACGGGTTCATAAAACAGATCAGCCCACGATCGCAACAACTGAAACCGCTGAGTTACGCCATCGCCGATACCGAATTGAATCCCGGCCTGCCGATAGTCCTCCATGTCATACCACAGAAAAGCTTTAGTTACTCCGTACTGTGAGCAAAAAAACCCGGCAATCTTATCAACCTGCCGTTTATCAAGAGCCACAAAAGAACATTCTAACTCCCATTCAGGGTAAGCATGGGTACAGATCGTTTTCCGTTTCTTAGTGCCTGATTTTTGCACTGTTACATCATATCTGGGCGTTTTCTTGTTGTTCCACGCCATATTTGTTTGTTGCGGAAAAATATCTATATCCTCACCCCCACGCCGAACGCCTTTGCTTGGCCGACAAAGAATTTCTGCACTTCTGCGCCGCCGGAGTTTTTCAGGAATTTTTTGAAGCCTTTTGTGTCGAGCATGTTTACGTTTATGGTGCCGTTAATGGATGGTGATTGACTGGATGAGTCGGTGGTTGTTGATGATCTTCTGTTCGTCTGGTTGCCAGTAGATCCACTGTATTTACTGCCTAACGATGATAGTGACGGGCCGGTCACTAAACCACCAGATGCGAACGCAGGCATTTGCCCAGTATTGAGTGTATTTAATGCATCAATGCCAAGCTCTCTGACCGCAGAGGCTTTAATAACATACTCACCGTTTGACAGCCAGGTTAAAATACTGTCTGAAGTTCCGGTACCGGGCCCATTGATCGGGCCGCCTGTTGCCTTGCCCGAAATCATGCCCATACCCATCCCTGCAACCGTAGCCGCCGCCATGCCGCCAATAGCCGGACCAGCGTTAGCCCCAAAAGTCGCCAGAGATACCGCAATAGCGGCAGGCCACCATGCGGCTGCCGTAGCTGCACCTTGGGTTACTGATTTAGCTGATGTTTCATCACCCGATGCTTTGCCGAATAAAGCCATTGCAATTTTGCCAGCAATCCACTCCGCCACCATATTAGCAATTACCTTGCGGATTACACCGCCTAACTCGTTCCAGGCATCTCCAATGCTTTTCGTTCCGGCAAATATGTCGGCAAGTCCGGACTTAAAGCCGTCATAGGCTGTTGACCCTATACGGGAAATGACTTCAGCCGATGTTAACGTTGCATCTGCCCTAGCTTGCTCAAATAGTTTCATCATTTCTAATTGGGCATCGCGATTGCTCTGCTGGATGGCATTTTCTTTGGTTAACGCTGCTTGCAACATAGCCATACTGTTAGCATTGTAGGCCGCGTCAATATCGGCTTGGAGGTCTTTGCCTGTAGCGTACCTATCTAACAGTTTTTGATTATACTGCTCGTTCAAGGCTGCTTTCTCGGCTAACTTATTGGCCTCAAAAGATATTTCATCTTCGCCAATTTTTTTATACACAACGCCGCGATCTTGAAGATTCTTAATAAATATAGACTTCTCTGTCGCCGTAGCTGTAGCGTATTGTTGAGACAACTTATCCCACTTGTCACTAATAGCGTCAATGGCATTCTGATGGTCACTAGCCATCTTAGCAAGATCAGCGCTATTTCCTGCCAATCCACTACTGGTCGTATTGTATTGCAGTTCTTTCCACGCATCGCGAATCGTAACAGCAATTTCCCTTGCTTTTTGGGCTTCATCGCGAAGAATTTTAATTCGTCTCTCAGAGTATATGGCTGCAACCTTCTTCTTGTCTTCCTCGTAATTGACATTTGCAGCAGCAGTTTTATCAAGCTCTCTGTTCTGCTCATCCACCCAAATATCAAGCTGTTCCATTTGGGTTTTTGTGGTTTGCACCCACTCACGCTGAATTGATTTGCTGACTTGCTCAGCTTTATCCTCAAGCTTCTCCCATTCCTTTGCTGCTTTATCTGCAGCTTTTTTTGTAGCGCCGTCGTCAGGTGCTGCAGCGGGAGAGCCGTTTCCGTGTAATCCCGTAAAAGTAGTATTAGGTTTATTCGCAGCAGAAGGCATTAAACTTGAAATGTCTTTCATGACCATGCCGACGTTTAAACCACTGGCAGCTTTTTTGACACTCGCTAAGCTTTCCGCCAACTTTGTATTCGCTTCAGCAGCTTGTGATGAAGCAGCTTCAATCTTGCCTGGCAGTGTATCAAGCCAGCTACTTAATGCCGCCTGTAGCCCACCACCAACCAGATTTGCAAGAGGTATCATCATCTGCAAAACAGATTGAACACCAGAATAAAACACTCTTTGAATGTTACCCCATGCCGCGGAGGTTGAAGATGTTATCGCACTCCAGAGACCTGAGAAAAGTCCGCCAAGCGGTTCCCAGTTCTTCCAAATCTCATAGGCCAGCAAGCCAATTGCCGCGCCTAACGCGATAAAAGGGGCCATAGGTGCAATAGCCAACCATAAGCCGGCGGCGAATGTATATATCGCAGGTATGGCAACTGCTACTAATGCTCCGCCTAATGCGAAAACAGCGGCTGTAGCTTCAGGAGGAACCATTCCAAGTATCGCATTTTTAAGGCCTGAATTTTCTACTGCACTGGCGAAGGTATTGAGGTAATCAGCAACGCCTTGCAGTCTGGCTTTTAAATCTAGTGCATCGGTTATCTGGTCTCCCATTTCACGCATTACAGCGCCTGCATTGTCCTTGATGGTTGACAGTAGCCCAGGTATCTCCTTGGATAATGCCGTCATGCCACCTTTGAATTCAGACTGCATACCTTTTACTATACCGTTAATAGCTGTCGTGGCATCGACAGCGCCATTCTTTGTCATTTCCATTGCCTGAGGAATCGACACGCCTAGCTCAGAAGCAACATATTTCCAAGCCTGTATATTATTATCTGCAAGCTGATTAATTTCTTCTGCCGACAGTTTTCCTTTAGCCTGAATTTGACCTAGAGCACGAACAACACCGTTAATCGCATCTTGACCGCCACCGAGTAACGCAATAGAATCGCCAACGGCAGACATCATTGGAATTACATCTTCGGCGGCAAACCCCATACCTAAAAGTCTTTTTGACGCATTTACTAATCCCGGCAGTTCAAATGGTGTGTCGGCGGCAAAAGTAGCCAAGTCTTTTAGCATTGCGTTTGCCTTATCCGCACTTCCCAATAACTGAGTAAATGCGGTCCTGCTCGCCTGCATATCGGCAGCCATTTTTACAGACGCTATGCCTATTGCTCCCATAGCGGCAGCAATGCCAGCAAGCACACCTGCTGCTCCTTCGGATAACTCAAGGGACTCGGGCCCAAATGCTCGCTTCAATTGGCGCTGAGTCGCATTGATTTCTTTGCGCAAACCTGAGCTGTCGGCACCAATTTTTACGAGTAGCTCTGCTACGGTTGCTATTTTTATCACCTCGTTTCCAAGCAAAATTAATAGCAGTCACATGGACTGCTATTTTGAATATTCATTGATTTTTCAGGACAAACTATATAGAATGGGAATAAAAGGGGTTTTTTGTGTGAAAAAAACACTATTATTTTTCGTGGTATTGCTTTGTTTGCCGTCTATTTGTTTTGCGGAGATAAAAACGTCACTCGATCAATTTAAAAACACCTTTACTGTAACTAGTGAGAGAGTAATCGCAATAAATCCTAGCACCGAAATGACTTGCTACCTCACAAAGACTTACGCTAAAGATATTCCTAAACCATTTGTTAATATGAAGTTTATGGTATCCGGCAACGAGTATTATTTCTTTAGTAAAAACCTTGATTACATTATCGAAGGAGAACCCGTAGGAAACAGCACTACTTGGCAAATTAAAGACCACGCTCTCCCCAGTACAAAGACAAATCTTTTATATGCATGGGGCGGTAGAATAATCTACGATACAGACAAAATTTACAAGGCCATACAAAGCGATAAAAGCGTGCTATTTAGAGTAAACTTCAGCAATCAATTAGACTACCAATTCAAGCTAACTCCAGAATGCATCCAAGAATGGAAAACAGTTTTAAATTATGATCTAATAAAAGAAGCAGAAAAACTGAAAAACAATTAACTAATCACCTCCTTTCATGGGTATAAGAAAAGAGAGGTTATTAGCCTCTCTTTGAACCGTCACTATTTATTTGAAACCAATCTTAACCCTTCACGCTCAATCATCGGCAGGATTCCTTGCTGTTTTAGCAGGTCATAGATAAACAGTCGTCCTTTTTGTGTCCAATAGGTATGAAGCTTACTGCATTGCTCGTTCCTGCTGTTAGTGTAATTATGGGTTTTGGATGAAGTATACCCCATTGGCGCATGGTCTTGATACAATAACCATATTCCCCCTTCTTTATATTGTACTTTAAAATCATGCAACAGGTTATTTAATTGCCTTGCAGACATTCCATAGTCTTTTGCAATTTGATTTACTGATATAGCAGCTTTAGTTTGCAAAATAAAATCGTAGTATGTAGCCTTTGGTTGAAGCTCATGGATTATTTGAGTTTTCTGGGCATTTTCAAGTGCCAATTGTTGATTCCGGGCCCGTTCTTCCTTAAGGGCAGTGAATGCCTTAATTGCCAAGTCTGGGTTATTTAATAAATCATCAGTAGCGTACATGCCGTGTCTGCGGATTGTTGGCAGTACTTCATGAGTGACCCACCGCTTGAACGATCTTGCCTCGTGTTTGTTTGATGCGATAATTAATTGATATAGTCCCGACTCGTTGATGCCGTTAACTTCAATAGTCTTATCCGGGCTTTGGGGGTGGGTTACTTTTAGTAAGCCCCTTTCATCATCATCAAGTCTGTCCATGGCTCGGCTAACTTGCTCAAGCCCCAATAATTCACAAACATCTTTTGCTACAAACCAAGGTTCGTTATCAACAACCACTATTCGCATTTGCTTACTGTCATAATTAAATATTTTAGTTAAATCACTCATCAATTAGCACCTCCAAAGAAGGAATGTTTAATCATGATATCTGGCTGAGCAGACCATGTATGATTGGCAGCACCAATGATTTGCTTGGAAGTTTCATTAGCGATGGCGAAGATTATTTCAATTTGCTTTGTATTAGGGATTGGCGAGTTATATAAAACCTGACAATTCTCAAGTACGGTTCCGTCAACCAGGATTATCTTATCTATGTATCCTAAGTTTACTCCGAATTCCGTCGGAATAATTTTTGGCATAAAAATACCCTCCCTCATTTAAACCCTTGCCGGAGGAGGTATTGACTAAAATAATATAAAGTGGGTATAATAATAGTAGTTGTACCCCGGCAAGGGTTGCTGCTAGAGTTAATTGCTCACCCGCCAAGATGTCGCAATTAACTCTTTTAATTTTTAATTGTCTATGTTATAATCTACCTAACGTGTTGGCCGCCGCAAGCGGTCTTTTTTATTTGTCCGACTGGCCTTCCCATCTGAGTTTATTGTCTTGGGTCAACCCTTTGTTATATGCTTCGGCAAGAAGATCGGCAATATTATACTGCACTCCGCTTCCATAAAGCTTAGATTTATCTCTTGCTTTTGCCAGCACAATTTCCGTATTAAGTATTGAGAACTTCTTCTGAGCGTTTTTAAGATTAAACTTAACATTTCTAAGATGTCGATATAGAAAAATTGCCACACCTTCAAGAATAAGACCTTTTAAGGAATATCCGTTACCCGGCCATACGTTAGTCACGAAAGACAACGTATTGTCTAGAATGTGATTGCCATATGTTTTTTCAATCATCATAATTTTGCCGATTGCAGCAATTTGGTAGCACTGGCTAGACTTTGAACCGGAACGCCTGGCAACAGATAGTCCGTTTTTACTTATTAAATTCATAATTTCCAGATGCTTCGAATTGCACGCCCCTATCATAGCCCAGAACTTTTCAAGTTCACTCAATCTATTTATGTTAGCATTGAGTTCTTTAAATTTTAATGCCTCTTCCTGAACCGTCATCTCGGAATGGACCAGACAAGGGACCGTCTTGTAATTTTTCGACTTAAGTAAATGCCATCTATGCTGTCCATCCAGTATTGCATAAGTACCATTACTGCGCTCGGCTACTTCAATGGCTCCAATAAGCGAATCATCGAAGTTCTTGCCCCATTCTTTGATTTTACCGTGATTGATATCGCGCTGATATGTAGGGTCAATAAACAAACTGTTAATTGGCAGACTTTCGTACTTTGCGAGCATCTTTCTCCATCCCCTTTTTTAATTCAATTAAGGCTTCCAGCTTATTACCATGCTTATGAAATGCATCCACATAGGCTCCAATCTTATATTGGAAATCACCCATTTCTTCCAGTTGATACAACTCAGTTTCAAACTCACTCATAAACCGCATGACAGTCATATTGACATCTTCAAGCATCTTCTGCAGCACAGGAGCTTCCACGTGTAATGGCGGGGTATATTGGTATGGTTTTAAGAATGGGTTCGATTTAGACTTAGCTTTCGGGGTAGGCTTAGAATCTTCCACTGCATTATCTTCCTTCCTCTTGGTCTCAACATCTCCCTTAAAATTGTTTTGAATGACTTCAGACTGTTTTTCTTCTGGTAGTTTGGCAATCTCGTAGGCCCTGGTTACAGATACTTTTCCAGTTTCAACGGCTTGAACTAATTCCGGAACGCCATTTTGCACAACTTTAAAAGCGCGTTTCACGGATGAGTTAGAGGAGTTAACCATCTTAGCGGCTTTTTCAGCAGAAGTTCCTTTATCGCAGCTAGGCTCTTTCGGTCTTAGCTGCTTTCCTTGGTTGTTATTTTGAGTGGCGAGCATTCTTTTTCGCGCATCCTCTTCAAAGATATGTTTAATTTTAGCCCCGACCATTGCCCTTTGGCTCTCATCCATATTTCGTCGATGAAAATTCATGCTGACGATAAAGTCAACCATACTTCCTTTGCCGTCCCACTCCTTAACCTTGGGCTCAATTCCTAATTGAGAACATGCCTTATACCGGTTTCTGCCATCAATGATCTTTCCCTGGTGCAACCATATGGACTCGCGTTGTCCGTTCTTCTGAATATCTTCCACTAACCCGGCAAACTCACTATTGCTCATCATCGGAAAGATATTGGCTACCTCATGAATCTCGTAATCCATACCCAACCCCCTCACCACAAACAAATGCCGCATTGGCTTACTGTTGCCTATGTTCAAGAATATCGCCTATATTACAGCCTAAATATGTACACAGTTTTTCAAGGACATCGAAAGAAACAAGTTGACTTCTTTTATAATATAGATTGGTAAGCGTTGTGCGAGATATTCCAGTGTCGTTAGCCACTTTGCTAATTTTCAATAGTCTTTTCCCTAATATAGTTGAAAAGTTATTGTTAATTATACTAATCATCCCTTCGCACCATCTCCATATTTGTCCAATACTCTGAACGTTTTATAAAATCATTGTACACTAGCCATATTGCTATGTCAATTGCTTTTTCGTTCAATATATTGTACATTATGCAGAGAGGTGATTGTATTGATTCGAACAAATCTTATGTTGTTGTTTGCCGAACGAAATTTGCGGATCACAAAGGTTTCTGAGGATACCGGTATATCCAGAACTACTTTGACCGCGCTTAGTAATAACACTAATCAAGGAATTCAGTTCGACACATTAAATAAACTATGTATTTATTTGCAAATAACTCCCGAACAGTTTTTTTCATTTTTGCCTTATGACATTTATGTTAGGCTTGATAAAATATATGAAGATCAATTTTTAATTACATTGTCGATTACAGAGAAAGGCAAAAAATCAACATTTACTTTTTATGCTATTACCACCATTGATTATCGTTTCTTTTTAGAGGATGACGAATCAGGGACTACCGGTAAAGAAATATCTAAGTTGGATATAGAAATAGAGATTAGCAATCCCGCATATCAAGATACCAAAGAAGCAATAGACGATACTGCTAAGCAGAATTACTTACTAATTAAACAATTCGCTCAAGCACCTTTCTGGTTTAGACAAGAAGTTGAAAATAGGGTTGTTGATGAAATTGCATTGCATTATCACGATGAAATCCCCGATAGTGAGGAAGAATATACCATTACTGTATCGTGGCCTTCTGAGTTGATTAGATGACATTTACCGCTTTTGCTACTCTTTAATTTCAAGGTACGGTAATAAATCTTCGGGTATTTTTGATAGGTGCGCAGCTAATCGCAGTGTTGTTTCGTTAATATCAAGAACTTCGGCAATTTTTTTATTCAATTCATCAGATGCAGGTGGTAATTTTCCGGTTTGCAATCGCGATAAATACGATGGATCTAGATTCGTTCCGCATTCATCAAATTTAAACGAAACACGGCGAAGCGTTAACCCAGTAGCCTGTATGGCTTCTTTTAATATTTTTTTGTAATCCGGTTTATCCATGGTCATTTCCCTTCTTCCTGTTTATTAAATTTCCGCTCTATCCTCTTTTAATAAGCCAGCAACGGAAACGCTTAAAGCTTCTGCAACCATCCCAATTGTTCTAGGTGCAACATTTTTCCCTTTTTTCATATTACATATGGTCTTTTTGGTTACTCCTGCTTTGCGACTAATGCCCTCTAGCGTTTCTTTTTGTGTCGCAAGAGCAATATTGAACTTTTCTCTATCGATTATCATAATTCACCTTCTTTCACTAATAGTATTTTTTATTACACTATTAGTATAATATATGTTTTCTAAAACTTCAATACCATTAGTGAAATTATTTTTCCTAATAGTGAAACAAATTTACTTCGTATGAGGATGTGACAAGATGGCATTTGCTGATAACTTAAAGCGACACAGGGAAATTTGGGGTTACAGCGTCAAGGAAATGGCCGAGTTTCTTGATGTAAAATACTCCACATATATTAGTTGGGAGAATGGGAAAGAGCCGAAATATGAAACTTTAATACAAATCGCCGGGATGATCGATACCAGCGTTGACCAATTAATTAAAGATCCTAAAACACAAAAAGATGAGTTAATTGATCCGATAGTTGCCCTTTTTTACCGAGTAGGAATAGACTATAAAGTTATGCAAGATGGTTCCAATCTCATTTTTGATTTTTGTATTACAAAAGAAGGAGATTCAAAAAACGCTACATACTACCGCCTAACTAAAGATGAATTCATAGAATTAGGTTCTATTTTTTTAAACCAAGCAGCTTCGTTTGAAGCCGTTTTTATTAAAAGCCTGACAGAGGCAGTTTTTAGCACCTTGAAATTAATAGTTAAAGACAAATTAATACTTGCTACAAAAGAGACGGAATAACCGCTTCTTTTATTGTAGTCCCTATAAATACGTTGGGTCTATATTGGCACCAATTTCATCGAATTTGTATGATATGCGGCGAAGTGTCAACCCCGTAGCGTTGATTGCCTCTTTTAATAATTTCTCATACTCTGTTTCTTTCATAAAATTACCTCCTTTCTATTTATTAAATTTCCGCATTTCTCATTGGGGAAATTCTTGTTTTTATTATAACTCTCGTTTCCGTTAAATGCAATAGTAAAATATATTTTTTTCTGCAATTCTCGTTTACGCATTGCAGAAATCGAGTATAATATAATTAATGTAACTAATATTTGTTATATTTGTTATTATGGGGGAATGACTATGTCTTATAAAGATCTATTGGCACAATATACAAAAGAAAGCGGTCTAACGCTTCGTCAGATTGCAAATGAATGTGAAAAAATGGGGGTAATGATTGATCCTTCTACTATTTCACGAATCCAGACAGGCAGAATGCCCCCTCCATCCGAAGAGATATCTAAAGCCATTGCAATAATCTGCAAACAAGATCCGCAGAAGCTTATTATGGAAGGTTATATCGATAAAGCCCCGGAACCTATCCAAAAGTTACTTCAACAATACATGGAACGTTGGGATACGTTAGTTGATCAAGTTTATCAAGAGATGGCAGAAGACGTCGATGGAATAGATGAAGAAAAGCAATTCAAGACGAAGGAAGACTTTCTTAAATTCCTATACTCAAAATCTATCGAGAAACAAATCGACTTCATTATCCATTATATGGAGATAATCAATAAATACACGAATCCAACACACAATGAAGAAGATAGAAGACTTATAAGAATTCCTTTTTTTGATATGAATAAATTCCCGGATATGGATAGAACATGGTTAAAAGTAGACGATGTTATGGCAAATGATATTGCTTGTTTCAAACTGCCTTCTGACCGGACTTTAAGCGCCTTTGTCCCAAGTAATAGCATTATTTACGTCGATACTTCTTTCGATTTTGAAACGATACCTAACAATACGCTTATTTTCGGTGGTTATGGTGAAGATGAATTTTCTATGCTAATAGCTAGGTTTTTCAGGGAGGGTGACTTAATTTTATTAAATACCGGTTCTGATAAACCGCTAATAATACGCCCAGAAGATGCAAACAGACTTAGGATCATGGGCGTAATTACAAAAGTAGAATACGACCCCAATAATAAAGAGACGGAATAACCGTCTCTTTATTTAAAGTTTAAACACTTCCCGCAAATGCTCTGCATCCGCCTTTTTGTCCCGCTTAACCTTTTCTTTTGGAGACTTCCACAAATCCGTCGGTTTGACAGGTTTCTTTGTATGCACAGACATTAAGCGCGACGTCCAATAGGCTTGTATCTTCCCGTTATGATCTTCCCGCCAGTTATAGCCATCCAACAATAAGTCAAATTCATGCGGTTGTAATCTCTCGAATTCGCAAGGTTTTAATTCAAGCGGGCCATAGGCAATTGATTCAGCCCATTCTACCCATTCGGAAAAACTACGGACGGGCTTGCCGTCCGCTACACATTTTTTTCTGATTCCTCGACTTCTGGCTCAGGGTACTGATCAGGATAGTAAATTCGCAAAGCATTGTTGGCAATAGTTTTGCCTAATGCACCGCTTGCGGCAATTGCATGCACAATCGGGATAGCGATATCATCAATGGTGTTACCTTCCGTTTCCAAATAATCTTCAATTTTTTTTACATACAAGTGAGGATTAATTCTTTTAAGGCAGATAGGCAAGGCAGTTAAGCAGAAATCAAATCCAGCATTGCCGGACTGAGCGATTTGTTGTACTGATTTATTTAGCGCCCGTTCCAGTTCCACGATCCCCGAAATGGTAAAGCACAATTGCTGTTTTTCCCCGAAACATTCAAATGGTATTGTTTTTTTCATTTCTTATATCCTCCATCAAATTAATGCTTTCACGTGCTGAGTTTTTCACTATAACTTGAGACAATCTTACGGCCAGGTCAATTGGCATGCCATTTTTAACGGCCTGATTTAACGCATTAGTCACATCACTACAAAACACATTAAACCAAGGCTGAACATGTATTTTTACCGCAACTAAATTCACACTCACGCCATTTCCTCCAAAAAAATCAGGCGGCAATTAAGCCGCCCTTTATTATGCCGTAATGGTAACCGCTACACTTAAATCATTACCCTGTTGGACATCAATAACAAATATATATGTCCCAATTGCCAGGCCGTCGAGATAGCCGGACTTCAGCACCAATGTGCCGCCCGAATAAGTATAATCCGCGGTGATTGTCAGAGCTACGTCGTTCATTTTAACCACGTTAATCGCAGTTGGGGCAGGTGAAATAGTGAATGACTTATCGGCAGCAGCTGCAAGAGACATTGTAGCCGTTAACGGGGTTATTGCGCCGACGATTCTTTCAGTTAAGGGGCCGTTGCCTTCGATTGTTCCGGAAAGACTAGCTTCGCCATCATGCGGCGTATCCATACTGAAATCGGTAATGCTGCCCCATCCTTCCTGGTAGGTATCGTCAGGATATACAAGCCTCAAATTTACTTCAACGCCTGACATAAATGCCTGCTCTAAGGCCTGTAATCCAAGGTCATTCAGCAATACGAGACCATCAAGATCAATGCTCCAACCTCTGAGACCTGCTTTCATTGACTTCCATCCGCCAGATGTTTTATGGCTCAGATCAATCGAGTCAGCCGTCCGACCAAGTGAGCTTCCGCGCTGACCACCAATCAAGGTCCATACAGGACTCATTACTGTGCCCGTATTGATTTTTAATAGGTAATCTTTGCCCACAGTGGCGCTAGACGTGGATTGGTTTACCGGCAGCGTAACTGCAAACCTCTGTAAATCAAAAATATTAAATTTAGGCATCTTCATCCTCCTAATTGTTATTTGGGCATAAAAAATAGCCCCCTTATGGTGGGCCTATGTTTTGGACGCGAGCAACGAATGTCAATACTCCGTGGTAACCTGTTGTTTCTTCCGGGAATGCCTCAAACATGTCAATCCCTTGCTCTATCACATTAAAACCTTCGGCAGATAAAACAATGATCCAGGATGTTAGCACGTTTGCAACATTGTTCGCTATCGTATTTACTTCTGTTTTACCTGAGTATTCGGACCAGATGTGAATTTGCAGTGAGACATCGGAAATATCAACGTCTTTGCTGCCGCCAAATTTATTAGTAAATGCGCCAAGAGTTATATAGGGGCAAACAGCAGCGTCCGGCACATCATCGTAAATAGGAATGGCATCTTCTTCGGTTAGGTTCGTGGTTAAGATATCATAAACACCTTGTTGCAAGGCATCTAAGGGGATTCTGCGGATGATCATGGCTTCACCGCCTGTTCAAGTCCTCTTACCAGATTAGGACGTTCATCCTCAAATGCAGGCCTTAAAGTCGGATGCTCGGGTGCTGGACTTGGGCCTTTGTGCCCAAATTCAACCAAATGGGCATGCGGCGCTTTCTCGCGAACAGCACCTTCAAGCTTATTCCGACTAAAACTACTTACTGTATGTTTGCGAAGATAACCGGTTACATCATGGATTCTCCTGAGTGCACCTCTCTTAATTGCGAGTGTTGACACCCTGATTTGTTCCTCAATTTTCATAGCCGTCTTACCGTCATACCTCGATAAATTGTTAATGGCCCGTTGCAACTCAGGAACCTTAAAATCAATGTAAAAACCTTTCCCTGCCATTATTTCACCATCTCCCTGGCAACCATGAATGTTTCGGCCCGGTCATCATCATAGACATGGTCAATCGGAATAATATTGGTACTGTGAATAATCCGCCACCCCTTAACAACGTCAGACCGGTATCTTATTTTAATTTCCCGGCGCGAAACGCTTTGAATAGCCCCAGCCGCTTCTTTGGTTTCGAAAGTCGGTTTTTTAAACTCAGCCCATACAGTAGCGCGGTCTGTCCACGTAGTTGTGAAGCCACCCTTGCCATCTGGTGTCTTAACCGGCTCCTGCAAAGTGATTCGTTTGTCCATTTTACCTATATTCATATCGGCACCACACGATCCTGATCAAGTAACGAATGTACAGAAAACATTATTTCACGCGACAATGTTCCTTGTTGGGCAGCTTCGCGATTTTCAAACCAATAACCAATCAGCAAAAACATAGCCTGTTTAAACTTTTTGGGTACAGATGATGCTCCGGCTGTATATCTTATCTTTACAGCGTTAATCGGTCTCAATGTAGTTGTTGGTAGCGTTACTGAGTAGTTTAGCGCAATTCTCCCAGGCTCAGAATCAACATCAACAAAGTACTTATCTGTTCCTAAAACATATTCGGCATTATTGGTGCCAAAATATTTTACACTCGCAACGCTAACTAGTGGCGGTCGAGGAATATCCACTGGAAAACACGGCCATCGATCAAAAGTTTGTTCTAATGTTTGAGTAACATATGCTCGATTCTGATATCCTTCGGAATATTCACGGGCCGAAGTTATTAACCCGTTGATAAAACTATCTTCTTCGTTGCCATCAATACGGCAATGAGTTTTTGCTTCAGCCAGGGTTATTGGCTCAGTTTCAGGCGGAGTAATGACTTTTAAAATCAATAAAACCACCGCCTATACGGCAAAATAGACAATGTACGCATTGCCAACCAAAGCAGCGGCGTTAGCGGTTAAGATTTTCCCGGTTATATAATCGTTCGTGCCACCGTTTTCGTCAACCAAGCCTTTAGTCAGCCCATTTGTACCTTTATTTGTAATGTTATCAAATAGACCGGTTTGATTGATATCGAGCCCATCAATGAGTGTATCGGCCGTTGATGTTGCATCAGCAACAATACCTACATCAATCACAGACGATCCCGTGCCGCCGGCGGTTGTTAAATTTAGCATTATGCGCTCAATAATAATTTTTGTAGCTTCAGGGTTTTGCCAAGCAAAGGCAAAAGCATTTGCATTACCTGCAGTCAAAGCGACTTTGGCAATTTTGCGTGTACCAGGCATATCCACTCGCGAATTAGCAGCATCTAATTTAAGCAGAACATTACCACTGGTATCGATAAAAGTTAAATTGCCGTCGATCCACCTTGTTTTTACGTTTGCAACCAAACAACTCACTCCTTCCAAATATATAGGGCCGTCATTTAGACGGCCCTATTACAATTAATCTACTACAACACTAGGCGGAGTCGCCCCAGCATACCTCATATCCAAAACATACACGGCAGCAGTAATATTCGCAGCGTTTGATGCACCGGTAACAACAGTTATGCAGTCAAACCCACCATTAGTGTCCAGCATGAAAGGGTCGACTTGGAAAACAACAACTTTGTTTTTTACGCCAGCATCGGTAGTGTAATTTACCGCATCAGTCGCCCTCACTAGAGCATCACTTGTTGCAGCGTCAAGGTTTGCCCATATAGGAATAGCATTAGCCAGTGCTTTTACGCCAGTTCCGGCAATTGCAGAGGCTTGTTTAACATCTAGTTGAATAGTGGCCGCATTCCCTTGAGTGATATTGCAGACCACCCAAGCTTTTTTAACGTTTTTTAAATTTACATAAGCACCGGTACGCCCGGCAGCATCAGCCGCCGGCGCAAGAGCTTGAACTATTTTACAACTTTCAGGTAAGCAATGATACATATTAAAAACCTCCAAATTGTTTAAATTTTAGAGGACGTCGGATGGCGTCCTTTTTATTAACCACGTGTTGCAAGAGCAACAAATGGCGACAACGTATTCGATCCTTTGAACGGAGTCAACGCCGAATTCCACGCAGGTTGGCCATTTACACGATAAGTAAAGCGGAATACTTGCTCGTCATATAAGAACCGAACATGAACAGAAGATGCCGGTTGAATACCACCCTTATCAATAGCAATGTATTGGCTCAGGTCGGCAAGGATAATATCACCAACAGTACCAAGCGTCGAACACTGTTCAATAGGAATAACCGGCCTGCCGAAAAGCGTGGCATACGGCTGTCCACTAATGCCAGTAGCAGGCATATACACAGGAACGCCGCCGGTTCCAACAACCAAACTCATGGAGTACAATTGCGGCTCAATATCCTGATTAATAAACCATGCGGAATTCAAGCGGCTACGGCCCCAGCAACGAGACCACATTTTAACGATGTTTTCATAAAGAAGCGTCGCAGCACCTTGGTTATTTTCCTTGGCCACAGTTACAAGACAAGGAGAATTTAGAATGCCAAGAGGGATACCCACACCATTGCCGGAAATAATGGCATCATCAAGTTTAAATGCCATTTCATCGTTAAACGCTTGCCTAACCACAGCCTCAAGCGCGGTAGAATCAGCCATCAATTCATCTGTCATGTAGCAAAGTGCAAACAGTTTTTCTAATTTCATGCTGATTTCGCGGAATTTAGGCTTCGAAGCGGTTACAGTTTGAGCTTCGCCAGCCCAATAAGCCTGAACCCCACCATATCTAGAGCCATTTACACGGCTGGTTTCGTCAATACCATTCATTCGAAGTCCGTTAGCAGTAGGACCGATAGGTATTTTTCGCACCTTATTGGCAACAACAGCAGTTTCATAGACCTTTTGGAGCATTTCATCTACGAATTGTTGCTCAACAAGGAAACCGCCCTCAGAGTTAACAGCCTCATTCATTCCGGAAGCATTTTTAACCCCGTGAATCAGTCTGTTATCAATTCTGCCACCATCAGGGTTAGCGGCTCTGCATACAGCTTGAAGCTGTTCCCCAAGGTTCTGCCATTTCTTCTCTTTTACCTCAATATTGGAGTATACAGGCTGATTAACAGGAGTTTTTTCAGCATCAATTCGAGAATTTACTGTTTTTTCAAACTCCATAGATGCTTCAAGCGACTTAATTTCGTTCTCAAGGGCTTGACATTGAGTCACTTCAGCCTCGGTTAACCCCCTGTTTTCGATTTTTGCTTTGGCCACCATGCCAGCAATAAGATTGTTTTTATCCTCAATCATTTTAATAAAGTCCATGTTTTAATCTCCTTTCGTTAATTCGGCACTGAAAATCATATATTTGCAGGCTGTTTACCTGCGGTGCCTTATTTTTTTGTTCTGGTTTTAGTTCTGGTATTACCGGCGTTGATATAACAGGCTCATCTGTAACTACAGGGATTGAATTCCTTGGAAAAGCAGCAAATTTACCAACATCAAACTGCAGTCCATTGCAAATAAAAAAATCGCCCTTCATAGAAGCAGCGACTTTTTTTTCACTTTTGACTTCATCAGCAAATCCATAGCCATAGGCATCTTCCGCAGTCATCCACGTTTCAGCATCCATCAGACTAATAATGTCTTCATCTGTTAGTCCGGTTTTGTCTCGGTATACAGCGACAATGCTTTCGCGGATTTTATCCAGATCATCTGCAAGCTTACGGAAATCGGCAGAACTTCCAATGCCAATAGTCCATGGATTATGGATCATAAGCATGGAGTTAATTGGCATGATTACCTTATCGCCAGCAAGAGCAACTACTGACGCAGCGCTGGCTGCTAAGCCGTCAATATAAACGCATTTATTCGATTTATGCCGTTTCAACATGCTATAAATTGCTTGAGCAGCGAAAACGTCGCCGCCAGGGCTATTAATATAGATGTTTAATTCGGCGATATCGCCAAGCGCGTCAAGATCTGCCTTAAAGCTTTTTGGCGTTACCTCGTCGCCCCACCAAGAATATTCACTAATTTCACCGTAGAAATACAAGTCTGCAGCACTATTTGATTGGTTTTTAAAGTTCCAAAACTTTTTTTTCAAGCTATCACCCCCTTTTCTTTAATCATTTTGTATATTTCTTCTGCCAGCATCTGAGTTTGTTCTGAAACTTTGCCGGCTTCAACCATGTTTGATGGCTGCAGGTATATATCGCCATTCGGGATAGGAGACATATTTTCAAGCTTGCGAATGTCGTTAACCGATAACCACCCCCACTGACGGCCAGCTGCATAACTTTCGGCTCGACTTTTTGCATCGCCGCGCAACAATGAATCGATCTTAAACTCTAAGTAATACCCCGCCATACGTTCCGATGGTGTTAACAACTGCATGTTAATGTTTTCTTCCCATCGTTTAAACCACGGCAGCATAGTATACATTACAAATTCTAGGGACTGATGTTCAATATTGTTATTCGTTGCCCGGTCAAGGTTCTGAATCAAGTGCAGCGGCACCCTGTAAATTCTAGCGATATCCTCAATCTGAAACTTTTTGTTTTCGATTAGCTGGGCATCTGCCGGCTTGATGGTTAATTGTTCGAATTTACCGCCACCTTCAAGCAACATTGGTGTACCGGCATTTCTTAACCCTGCGTAATTGTTTTTTAACTCTTTTTTTAATCGATCAAACGATACATCGCTTAGTTCCCCGGGGAAAGCAAAAACGCCGCTTGAATTGGCGCCGTTTCGGTAAAAGTTTATACTAAATTGTTCGTAAGACATGCCCAATGTAATTGCTGCACTAGCATATTCAATCGGCGATAAGCCAATTACTCCATCAAACGACAGCCCTGGAACATGAAAAACTTCACTGCGTGTAAGATTTTTTTCTTGAGTATCACCACGAATCCTGTAAATTAGTTGGCCGTTTTTGCGGTCAATTGAGACCATAGACCATTTGTAAGGGTAGAGACCTATTAACCGGCCACGACGATTATATAACCGTTCGCAGACTGCGTTACCGCCCAGATTTAACGCGGTCATGCATGCTTCCTTAAAATTAAACGGAGCCATTTCCTGATTTGGTTCATTATGCAGGATATCATATACAGGTAGGTCGATCACAGATTCACGGTCGCCCGATTTTAGTTTGCGGTATGCCATTATGGGACTGCCGGCGAAAGTCTCAGCAAGCACTCTGTTGCAGGCAAATACAGCAGTGTATTTCATTGCAGAGTTGGCATCCAGCATAATAATTCCATTATCGCGTAAATATTGTTCTTCGTCGCCGACAAGCCATTTGCCAATATACTCTTGGATGCTGTTTTTTATCCAGTTTCTAAATCGCAATTAATCACCTCCTTACAGCAGCGAACGCATGCCGCGTTTTTCGTAGACCGGGGTGTTATCTTCTGGTATAACCATAGCCCTTACCATGGCGTTAATAATGGCTGCAATTAAATCGATTCGTTGACTGTCATCTTTATGTTTTTTGGATAATTTAATATTGCCATTGTTGTCGCTGACCTCGATCGCATTAGAAAGGCACCATGTTAACAGAGGGCTACCATCGTGAACAATTTTACCTTGAAGAACTAGTTCGCGAAATAGTTTTGTAGGTTCAGACAATGTTTGAACGCCTTGGCGGATTTCAACTACTGTTTTGCCTGATGCATCACGTTCTTGCATAAAATGTGTCGCATTGTACGGATCATAGCACTCTTCTCTTACGGTTACGTTGTTGTCAAATTCGAATTCATCTAAATGAGTGGCAACAAATTTGTAGTCTGTAACCTCGCCCGGGGTTATCGTGCACCACCCCTCAGAGGCCCAGTATTTATATGGCACGCGATCAGAATGTTCATGTTTTTTGACTGATTCTTCTGGCATAAAGCCATAAGCAGTAACGGCGTAACGTCCATCATCTAACGGAAAAACATGGCCATCAGCTGTTAAATCAATACGCTTTGACAAATCACCTCCGGCATATCCCGTTTTACCCTTGATTAATTCCAAAAATTCTTTCCGCGAAACAGCTAACGCTTTCCATTTATCCATGATGCCAGACATGTATTTATTTGCACTATCCGAAACCCATCTATCACAGCGTTTAATTAAAAACTCTCTAATTTTTGATGGATCGCCAGAACCATACGCCAGGTCATGCTCTCGTTTTATTTGTGCAAACAATTCCCGCGAATACTCATTATCGCATTGCAATATTGGATTAGCCTTAATCCAAACTTTTTCGTCGTGTGGATCATCGTCTTTGTCGATTTCACGAATCATGACAAAATAATCTTCTGCTGTTATTTCATCATCAAGAATCTTACAGCAAATATCATATTCTTTTTTTGCTGGACTGTTCTCGGCATCCGTTCCGGCAGTCGTGATTATATCCATAAGAGACTGCATGCGTTTACCAAACCCGGAAAACAAAACATCGTGAATTTCTGACGTGGGGTGAGCATGGTATTCGTCGATAATAACAATGCAAGGGGCCCCGCCATCTTTATTCTTAGTATCACGCGATAGCGGTTGTAGATGACCACCCCTGCTGCTATGTTCAATATACGTCCGCTTAATACGCAGTCTCTTGAGTATATCAGGGCTCTTTTCGCCCATCGATTTAGCATCACCCCAAACCCGCTTGGCCTGGTCACGGTCAACTGCGGCACATTCCACTTCCGGACTATCTTCATATGTTTTTTGTTCTGGATTACCAGGAGGATAAACGCAGTCGCCGCACATACCATATAGAGCTATTCCCGACATCTCAGTTGACTTAACATTTCCTCTGGCTCGTTCTTCAAACGCTTTCTTAAAACGGCGTTTACCACTGTCTTTATGAACCCAACCAAATAGGCACCCTTTATCAAACTTTTGAAATGGATCAAGCGTAATGAGTTGTCCGGAGAATGGTCCCCTAACATGCCGGCAACATCGCTCAAACCAATCAAAAATACGATTGGCCCTAGACTCATCAAAAACAAAGGGGAAGTCTTCGGTCCCCTGTCTTTGTAAGTCTTTTAAATGTCGCTGACATGCTTGCCATTCCCGCCTGCATGACGGTCTGGCACCAGAAACAATTTCAGCAGCGTATTTGTTTGTCGGATGCAGGTCATTAGTTGAATAGGTCTGCATTTGGATCAGTTCTCTCTTTTTCTTTCTTAGGTACGTTTTTCACTTTAGCCAGCGGATTTAAGAACAGGCGGTCTTCCATCTTTAATAACTGGTCCATCTTTTTATTTATGGCATTGTCCAATAACATTACTGGACCCATATGAAAAAAAGCATCCAATCCCTCTAATAACTCAGGATCAAAATGCTCTAGTAGTTTCTCGTAGTCAATTTCAAATCTTTCGATTTTCATTTTTTGATCAAGCAATTTAAGATACTCGCTAAATGTCATGCAGTAACGAGCTAATAACCCAATATCTCCCGAGGAAACAAAATCAATATCTTTATAAATCTTAGTTATTTCTTTCCATTTCGCATAAGAAACAACATCGTTTTTTACAAACGCTGGGCAACTTAATTTTTGGTCACCAAGTTTTATTTCCGACTTTTCACGTGCTGCAATCTCAGCTTTTGTCAAATGTTTTCTTCCGTTCGCTCTTACGAGTGCTATAGGCTGTGCATTTCTGCCACCCACAATCACCACCTCTTTATCTTAAAAGTTTCAAAAAGGGATATTTTAAAAAAGATGAGGATCTCCATGGTCTTACCATAGTGAGTTCGAAAGGATTTTCACCCCCCTCCCCCTCATACATCTTCAAAATATTAAAAGATAAAAATTATTTATTAATATTTTTACCAAAACCGCCATCTTCGCGAGCAGTCTTTCTATCATGACAACGTTTACACAATGGTTGCCAATTACTTTTATTCCAAAATAACTTTTGATCACCCTTATGCGGCTTAATATGATCTACTACTGTCGCTGCTGTCACTCTATTGGATTTATCACATTCAGCGCATAGAGGATTTTTTTGCAAGAATGTTTTGCGCGCCTTTTGCCATTTAGAATTATATCCTCTCTCAGACGCAGTTTCACGTTTCTTATCAGCCAATCTCTGAACAAGTTGTTTATGTTCTTCACATCTGGTTTCACGCGTAAGCTTATTACATCCGGGGTGCAAACATGGTTTCATTGGCGTTAGCGGCATTATTTATCACCTACATACATAAACATACTTGCCCTTCTACACTTTCATATGTCAGCCTATCTCGTTTATAAGTATTGCATCCTCTGTGAGCAAGCTTGACATTAGACCACTGATGTAACCCGCCATGGGCTATCGGCATAACATGGTCAATAGATCCATACATATCATTGTTTGTACCTGCTTTCATATCTACCTTCTCACCACATATATGACACTTGCCACCATCACGTACAACCAGTTTAATTAATGTGATAGAATAATCTGCTGTTCCGTTTATTGTTAATCGCTTTTCTTTCTTTCTGTTTCTCGACCTTTTAACGCAGGATATCGAGCAATGTTTACTGCGATTCCTAGTGGTAAACCATTTGCCGCATTCGATGCACTTTGTTCTTCTGAGTAATATCTTTTTAACTAATCCCTTTATTTCTTTAACCATTTCGGATTTTCTTTTATTAGCTTCAGCACGAATAATACTGATTAATTTCTTTATTGCATTGTTCTTCTCGCTTGCTATACTAACGCATTTATCGCAAGTTAATGCTTTGTCCTTACGAACAACCTGTCCGCTGCGGGTAAAGACATCTCCGCATGTCCTGCATTTTATTTCGAACGAAGAATCGCTATTTATATAGCCTCCAACATATTCAAATTTATCACCAAACTTATTATTAAATTTAGCAATAAAACCATTGAACCCATTATGTCTAAGGTTAGTAATGCGATCTTTAGATTTAACAGATTGTGATCTACATTCAGTTGAACAATAATGTTTTCTATACTCATTGGTTTTAAATTCATTCCCACAACATAAACACTTTCTGTTGTATCTTGGGTTATTCTTGTTCCAAGCATCAGCGCATGCCGTAGAGCAATACTTTCCGACCTTAAATGCATGATTAATCTCTTTTTGGCATACCAAACAGTATCTAGGCTTGCTTCTCAATTTTCTCCTGTGTTTTTCTCCACATGATTTACTGCAATACTTTATTGATTTATGAGATTCAATGATTTCCCCACCACAAAACACACATAGCTTTTCTATATTACCCTCTCCTTTTATTCGTTTTAAGCAAACAAAAAGAGAAGGTGGTCAGTTGTTATCTGACAAACCCTCTCGGTTACAGGGCAGGTAATTATCCTGCAAACATTATTTATTTATATTTTATTATTACTTACTTCTTTCCGGCCTCACTCCGTACATCGGCGGTGACTTCAGAGGCAACGGACACGCCCAGTCATTGCCGTAATTATTTCTATATCTACTTTCCAGCCGTTGAGCAACCTGCATTACACGACTGGCTTTAACCCTATTGTTTTCCATTACTGCCCACTCGGCAAGCTTATATGCTTCCGCGCTACAGAATGTCGTGTACAGTTAAACCACCTGCTTTATTCACTAAATATGCAAAATCAAAGTATCTGGACGGTGTATAATCGCATTTTTGTGTATAATTCTAATCGTTTATGCACTATCCTCTGAATGTTCTTAACTCCTGAACCCTTAAATCCAGCAATTTCTTAACCATCTGCTGTTGCTTGTCCCGGCCCTCAAGCTCAGCCTTACCGGTAATTAATAAAGCCTCTTTCATTTGGACATCTTCATCAGCCGCTGTAACCTCGGGAGCAGTCTCAGCCTTTGCTTTAACAATAGTTGCCGGCAGACCTCTTTCATTATTCAAAACAATAGCAGCAGCCAGCGCCCTTTTATACGCCTTCTCTGCCGCCTTATAATTTATTTCGTATTCAGCAACGCTTTTACCCAGCCTAGCAACCTCATTGGCAAGTATCCTGCCTAGCTGGTCTAATTGTGGCGGTTGCAATCCTTCGTCAATATTTTCGGGTAAAGTAGCCATTAACTTACCCACCGCCTATGGGTCTTGCACTTAGCGCACCAGTGCCGATCCTTTACAGCTAAAGCCTTGCGCCAGTGCTTCCGGTGGAATAGTTTGCAGAATAATTCTTTCACTTTCTACGCCTCCCAATTATTTGCCGCAGCCTGTCTTTGCTGATATTTCCGTCATGCGCCCTTCGGTGACATATGAAACACAACAAAATAAGGTTATCGTCCGAATCTGGTCCACCGCTTCCAACAGTCTTAACATGATGTTTCTCAAGCAAATAGGAGCTGCCGCATACCTCGCAGTATCCGATAGCCCCTATTCTTTCTTTGCTCTTTTTATCTACTATTCGCGGTGTTTTTGGTATTGGCGTTACCATCATAAGTGATTTACCCGATCCACAAGCTCAAACTTTTTCGCATCGTTAAACCTATCTATCTCCGCAAGATACCCAGTCAGACGACGAATGCGACGTATTGGCGACCGTTCATGTGCAGCAACTTCTATCTCATCCCCAATAATGTGCAAATCCACTCTGCCCAGCGTCTTGCCCTTTGCCAGCCATTCTATTCTTTCTTCGGCTACTATCTGCTGAATCTGATGCTCTTCTATGCGTTCGTCATAGTCGACGTGTATATCATCTATAATCTTATTCAATACCACAACCCCCTTACATGCTGTTTACCGCCTACTCTAAATGGCTCATGCACTATCTCGGTCTTGTTATTGAGCCTGTATTCTATTTGGCACCGGGTACCGCTCCAATGGATGCAGTTTGGACAATTAATTTTATCTTGTGGATTTACCGCGTGGTAGTAATCGCATTGATTTCTCATATTAACTCCCACTTTTCATAGATTGTTTATTAGCGCAAATTCTCCAAAATATTTTATAGCCGCTTCATTATATCTTTGAGCAGCTTTCTTTTCGTTTAAATACCTGCCAAGATAAATACCTTTTCTATTTACGGTTATTTGCGCAGTCCATTTACGTCTTTCTTTATCAAAATAAACACCTTTATAATTACTCGTTTTTGCGATAAGAGATGTACGATTGCTTTGATTTTGTGAACTCGTACAAACCCTTAAGTTCTTTTTCCTGTTATCAAGCGTATTATGATTAATATGGTCTACGATTTTACCAGTTTCGCAATTTGTTAATAGACGATGCAACAATAATTGAATTGTTTTATCATTGCGCTTTTTTGTTGCTCGTGCATAAAGACTATTATTGCTTCCGAAAATCGTCCACGTGCCGGTAAACTCTCTCGCTTTTTCTAAATCATCAAAATCAATTAAAATCTCAATTGTTTTCCCCGACCTGTTTGCAAATATCGCAACATGATCGTTTCTAATTTCAAACTTGTTTTTCATAAAATCATCAGCCCTTTTATCTGATTCCCTTGAAATAAAATAAAAACGCTCAGCCAAGCAGCAAGGGTTACCACCTTTCAGCCCGTCGGCCTATGTTGAGCGTTATTATTAAATAAAAAACAAATAGACCGCCTATTTAAAGACGGTCTGCAACAAGTTATGTTAATTTAGTACGGTGCTATCCACGTCCTTATTTTACCACTTTGTCAAGTTTATTGCAACTAATTATTCACATCTCTATAAACTATTTTATTCTTTTTGCTAGCAAGAACATCATGCATTTGCTTGGTGCTTGGCTTACTCATCTTTTGCTTCTTGTCGCCGCTACCTTTGCTGCTCTTACTCCCACCCTTGCCACC